CAGACAGCGTCTGGCCTATATTCTCTTTTTATCCCAATGGAGTGGAACTACGAAGGATTTATTGATGAGCACGGAAGCCCAGTCTTCAATACTCCGGATCATGAAGTCTTCGATCCACATGGGGAGTTAATAGATATAGGAGTTATAGATAGTTGGCAAAACGAAGCTGACGGTTTAAAAGGAGATCAAGATGCACTAAACGAATTTTACAGACAGTTTCCAAGAACTACTGAGCACGCATTTAGAGATGAAACAAAAAATAGTATATTTAACTTAGTTAAACTATACGAGCAAATAGATTACAACGAAGAAATGTCTAGAACATTAGGTATAACTCAAGGTAATTTTCAATGGGTTAACGGTGTAAAAGATTCAAAAGTAATATTTTATCCAGACCCTAAAGGTAGATTTAAAGTAAGTTGGGTACCACCAACAAATATACAAAACAAAGTTGTAATTAAAAATGGTGTTAAATGGCCTGGTAATGAGCATATGGGCGCTTTTGGTTGTGACAGTTATGATATATCAGGAACAGTAGATGGTGTAGGCTCTAAAGGCGCTTTGCATGGGTTAACAAAGTTTAGCATGGAAGACGCTCCAGCTAATACATTTTTCCTGGAGTATCTAGCTAGGCCACAAACCGCAGAGATATTCTTTGAAGACGTTCTAATGGCATTAGTGTTTTACGGAATGCCTTTACTTGCAGAGAACAACAAACCTCGTCTATTGTATTATTTACGAAGACGTGGGTATAGGGGTTTTAGTATGAACAGACCTGATAAAATATGGAACAAATTATCTGTTGCTGAAAAAGAAGTTGGTGGCATACCTAACTCAAGCGAAGATATAAAACAAACTCATGCCGCAGCTATTGAAATGTATATTCAAAGCCACGTTGGTATGGCACAAGATGGTACTTTTGGTAATTGCTATTTCAACGAATTACTTAATGATTGGGCAAAATTTGACATTAACAAAAGAACAAAGCACGATGCGTCTATAAGTTCTGGCTTAGCTATTATGGCTAACAATAGACATTTGTATAGGCCAAACGCTAAAATAGAAAAACCAAAACTAAACATAAGTATTGCTAGGTATGAAAACAAAGGCGGTACATCTAAATTAATTAAAAAATAAATATGGCAGAGTCTGTTATAAATAATTATTTTCCAAGCCAAGTCGTAAGTGACTTAGAAAAAATGAGTCTTGATTATGGGCTTAAAGTAGCTAAAGCTATTGAAGCTGAGTGGTTTCATGTTGATAGAGGTTCAAATAGATACAGAACAAACTCAAATAATTTTCACAAACTAAGACTATACGCTAGAGGAGAACAATCAATACAAAAATATAAAGATGAATTATCTATAAATGGTGACTTGTCTTATCTTAATTTAGACTGGAAACCAGTACCTATTATACCTAAGTTTGTAGACATAGTTGTAAATGGTATAGCCGAAAGAACATATGATATAAAAGCTTTTTCACAAGACCCGTATGGAGTTGCAAAAAGAACAAAGTATATGGAAAGTGTTAAGTCGGATATGGCTGCTACAGAGCTTAATAATTTTGCTGAACAAGCTTTTGGTATTTCTATGTACAAAAATAAAAAAGAAGATTTACCAGAAACAAAAGAAGAATTAGACCTTCACATGCAGTTAACGTACAAGCAGTCTGTGGAACTTGCTGAAGAACAAGCTTTAAACGTTTTGTTTGAAGGTAATAACTACGAGTTAATTAAAAAAAGATTTTATTACGATTTAACTGTTATTGGTATTGGAGCTGTAAAAACTTGTTTTAACACTTCTGAAGGCGTAACTATTGATTACGTTGATCCAGCTGACTTAGTTTACTCCTACACAGAGTCTCCTTATTTTAATGACATTTACTATGCTGGTGAGGTAAAAATGGTTTCTATAAATGAATTAGTAAAACAATTTCCTAATTTAAGTCATGAAGAACTAGAGGATATAGTAAAAAATAAAAATCACAAACAAACAAATTATAACAAAACTGGTAGCAACCTAAAAGAAGACGACAATAATAAAGTTCAAGTTTTATACTTTAATTATAAAACTTATATGAACGAGGTTTATAAGGTTAAAGAAACTGGAACAGGAGCTAGTAAAATACTACCTAAAGATGACACGTTTAATCCACCAGAAAACATGGAAGGTGGTTTTGGTAAGCTAGAAAGATCTATAGAGTGTTTATATGACGGTGCTTTAATATTAGGTACTGAAAAATTACTTAAATGGGAAATGGCTAAAAATATGCTTAGGCCTAAAAGCGATTTTACAAAAGTAAAAATGAATTATGCTATTGTTGCGCCGCGCATGTATAAAGGTAGAATAGAAAGTTTAGTTAGCAGAATAACAGGTTTTGCTGACATGATACAATTAACACACCTGAAGCTACAACAAGTGTTATCACGTATGGTTCCTGATGGTGTTTACTTAGATGCTGATGGTTTAGCTGAAATAGATTTAGGTAATGGTACGAACTACAGCCCGCAAGAAGCTCTAAACATGTTCTTTCAAACAGGTTCTGTTATTGGTAGGTCGTTTACATCTGAAGGTGATCAAAACCCAGGTAAAGTGCCTATTCAAGAAATACAGTCAGGTAATGGTAGCGCGAAAATGCAAAGTTTAATTGGCACGTATAACTACTATTTACAAATGATAAGGGACACAACCGGTTTAAACGAAGCTAGAGACGCTGCAACTCCAGATAAAAACGCTTTAGTTGGAGTACAGAAATTAGCTGCAGCCAATAGTAATACGGCTACAAGACATATATTACAAGCTGGTTTATATTTAACTTCAGAAACAGCTGAGTGTTTATCACTTAGAATATCTGATATTATAGAGTATTCACCAACAAAAGACGCTTTCGTCCAGCAAATTGGCGTGCACAACGTAGCAACTTTAGAAGAAATGAAAGAGTTACATCTTTATGATTTTGGTATATTTTTAGAGTTAACGCCAGATGAAGAAGAAAAAGCCGTACTTGAAAACAACATACAAATGGCATTGCAACAAAAAAACATAGAGTTAGAAGATGCTATTGATCTTAGAGAAATAAAAAATATTAAATTAGCTAATCAATTGTTGAAAATACGTAGAGTTAAAAAGCAAGAAAAAGACCAGTTAATACAACAGCAAAATATTCAAGCGCAGTCTCAAGCTAATATACAAGCTCAACAAGCGTCTGCACAGTTAGAAGTGCAAAAAGAACAAGCTAAAACGCAAGGCGAAGCACAGCTTGAGCAAATGAAATCACAGCTTGAAGCTCAAAAACAAGCACAGGAAGTTGAATACAAGAAACAACTTATGCAATTAGAGTTTCAGATGAACATGCAGTTAAAGCAAATGGAAGTAGAATCTACAAAAAATAAAGAAAAACAAAAAGAAGATCGTAAGGACGAAAGAACAAAAATACAAGCGTCACAGCAAAGTGAGCTTATAGATCAAAGAAAAAATGAAAAACCACCTAAAAACTTTGAGTCTGCAGGTAATGATATACTAGGAGGTGGTTTTGATTTAGGTAGCTTTGATCCTAGATAACAATTATTAATTATTATTATATTATATTATGGAAGAAAACGTAGAAAACGTAGTTGAAGAAACTACACAAGCAACTGAACAACCAGTTGAAGAAACTAAAAAACCAAACATTAATGAAGATGGCGATTACGTTGTTGATTTAAGTAAACCAAAACAAGATGAAATTAAAGAAGATAAACCTGGCAATAAGGGAGTGGCTGGAGTCGATGAAAATGCCGATGCCACAGAAAAACAAAAAGAAATACAACCGGAAGCTGAAACACAAGAAACTCCAGTATTAGAAGAAATTACTGAAGAAGTAGAAGAAAAAACAGAAGAATTAACTGAACAAGTTGAAGATGCTGTTGCTGAAGCTCAACAAACCGGAACACCTTTACCTGAAAATTTACAAAAAGTTGTAGATTTTATGGAAGAAACTGGTGGTACACTAGAAGATTATGTAAGACTTAATCAAGATTTTTCAAGTTATGATGACATGACTGTATTGAGAGAGTATTACAAGCAAACTAAATCTCATTTGACTGACGATGAAGTTAGTTTTTTAATAGAAGACTCATTTTCATATGATGAAGAGGAAGATGAGCCAAGAGAGATTAAAAAGAAAAAAATAGCGTTAAAAGAGCAAGTTGCCAACGCTAAAAGCCACTTAGACGGGCAAAAGTCTAAATACTATGAAGAAATTAAAGCTGGTTCTAGGCTAACTACCGAACAACAAAAAGCTGTAAATTTCTTTAATAGATATAATAAAGAGTCGGAAGAAACTCAAAAAATAGCAAAAAAACAAACTGATAATTTTTTAAATAAAACAAATAAAGTTTTTAACGATAAATTCAAAGGTTTTGAATATAGTGTCGGTGAAAAAAAATATAGGTTTAATGTAAAAAACGCTAATGAAGTAAAACAAACTCAAAGTGATATTAATAATTTTGTCAAGAAGTTCTTGAATGAAAATAATGAAATGTCAGATGCTAAGGGTTATCATAAATCTTTATTTACAGCGATGAACGCTGATGCTGTTGCAAACCACTTTTACGAACAAGGCAAAGCAGACGCTATGAAAAATAGTGTTGCTAAAGCCAAAAACGTAAGTATGGACCCTAGACAGTCGTTTTCAAACGAAAATACTAGTGGGCCAAAAGTAAGAGTGCTTAGCGATGATTCTCCAACTTTTAAATTTAAAATCAAAAATAAATAACTAATTTAAAATAAATAATTATGGCAATTAATGGAGGACCTAGTTTGAATAGCGTGCCTGCTCCACAAAAGCAAGCGCTATCTACAAACTATTTGGATTTGGCTAACAGCTCAAACGCTGGTTGGTCACAACAATATTTACCAGACCTAATGGAAAAAGAAGCTGAAGTTTTCGGACCGAGAACTATTTCAGGTTTCTTAGCACAAGTTGGGGCTGAAGAAGCGATGACTGCTGACCAAGTTGTTTGGTCTGAGCAAGGTCGTTTACACTTATCTTACAAAGCTAAAATAACAACTGCAAACACTATATTACTACAATCAGATATTGATGAAACTAATTATGATGCTAATGGTCTTCAGACTGATCACGGTGTTAGAGTTGCAGACACTATTATAGTTTCTAATGCTGCAGGTGTTTTTAAATGTAGAGTTACTTCTATAGCTACAGACGATGTATTAACTGTTGCTAGGTATGATGCTCAAAATTTAGCTGCTGCAAACACTGATAAGTCAACAACTGTTTTAGTTTATGGTTCTGAGTACGCTAAAGGAACTGCTTATACTAAAGTTGATAATTCTAGCAATTTACAAGAAAGACACGCGGCTAACGAGCCTGATTTTAAAACTTTTCAAAACAAACCTATTATCATGAAAGATTACTATGAGATCTCAGGATCTGATACTTCTAAAATTGGTTGGGTTGAAGTTTCTACTGAAGGTGGTCAAGGAGGTTACTTATGGTACTTAAAAGCTGAGTCTGATACTAGAGCTCGTTTTAACGATTACGTTGAAATGTCTATGTTAGAATCTGTTAGAGGTGGTACAGGTACTACTGTTGATACTGTTTTAGGTGCTTCTGCTGATAATGGTGTAGGTACTCAAGGTTTGTTTGACGCTATTGAAGATAGAGGTAATGTTACTACTGGTGTTACTGGTGTTAATGCTGCTACTGATTTAGCTGAGTTCGATGCAATTTTAGCTGAATTTGACAAGCAAGGTGCTATTGAAGAATACATGATGTTTGTTAACAGAGCTACTAGCTTAGCAATGGACGATATGTTAGCTTCAATGAATTCTTACGGTGCTGGTGGTACATCTTACGGTGTATTTAACAACTCTGAAGATATGGCATTAAATTTAGGCTTTACTGGTTTCAGACGTGGATCTTACGATTTCTACAAGTCTGATATGAGATACCTAAATGACAAAGCTACTAGAGGTGGTATTAATGCTGCTGCTGGTACTGGTGCTATTAGAGGGGTTATGATCCCAGCTGGTACTTCTTCAGTTTATGACCAAACTGTTGGAGCTAGTATGAAAAGACCTTTCTTACACGTGCGTTACAGAGCTTCTCAAACTGATGATAGAAGAATGAAGACTTGGACTACTGGTTCAGTTGGAGCTGCTACATCTGCTTTAGATGCAATGAGTATTCACATGTTAACTGAAAGATGTTTAATTACTCAAGGTGCTAACAATTTCATGTTAATGAAATAAGCACTGTTTATACTAAAGAACCGGGGCTTCGGCCTCGGTCCTTTTATTTATTAATTTTATTATATA